TTGCTATTGCAAAAAAATTAGGGGTGCCACTAGAAGAATACGCAAAATACGTGAAGGAGGCAAATTAGTATGAGCGAAGAAATAAAAAAGACTTCACGCAACTCAGAGTTGAGGTCTAAGGACAAGAAAAAAACTCAATGGGTTCTACCATCTAACTTAGATGCACCACCCGCGCCTGAAGGTTATAAACACCGATGGCTTAGAGCAGAAGCAGCAGGTTTCGTGGACACAGCAAATATGTCTAAGAAACTTAGAGAAGGATATGAACTAGTTAGGGCTGAAGAATTAAATGAACTAATTGGTGACAATGAATATCCTGTGATTTCTGAAGGTAAACATTCGGGTGTAGTTGGAGTTGGAGGCCTTGTGCTGGCAAGGATACCGATCGAGATGATTAGACAGCGATCTGCATACTTTAATAGAAAAAGTACAGATCAAATTAAAGCTGTAGATAATGATCTTATGAAGGAACAGCGACCAGAGATGCCGATTAATATTAGTCGACAATCTCGTGTAACTTTTGGGGGCAACAAGAAATAATTTTTTTGTAAAACCATCCAAAAAAATATAAACTATAAAATGGAGAAAATATAAAATGGCTAACACACTTGAAAGATTTGGTTTAAGACCAAGTCGTCAATTAAACGGTAGCCCATTTATTAACGCTCAAAACAGATATAGAATAGCGTCTGGTAACTCAACTAGTATATTTCAAGGAGATTTGGTAAAACCACTTGATTCTGGAACAATATCTAGATATGTAGCCAACACTTCTGACACTGTTGTAGGCGTTTTTAATGGCTGTTTTTATACAGATCCAACAACTCAAAAACCAACGTTTAGTAACTTCTATCCGCAGTCTACAAATGCATCAGACATTACCGCATTTGTAATAGACGGTCCGGATACAGTATTTGAAGTGAATGCTGACGCTGTTTTTGCAGTTGCTGATATCTTTAAAAACTATACAGTAAACAATGTAACAGGAAACACTCAGACAGGTATATCTTTAGTACAATTAGATGTATCTGAATCTGGTACAGCGGGAACATTTGTGGTTCAAGCAATTGATATATCACAAAACCCAAATAACAATGACGTTGCGACATCGAACGCGAATATTATGGTTAGAATTAATAACCATTTCTATCGCCAAGGTGGAACAGGTCTATAATAGGAGAATAAATAATGGCTATATCACGATCACAGCTAGTCAAAGAACTAGAGCCAGGATTGAATGCACTATTCGGCCTGGAATACAGTAGATACGAGAACGAGCACGCAGAAATCTTTATAACTGAAACTTCAGACAGAGCGTTTGAGGAAGAAGTTATGTTAACAGGTTTTAACGGTGCTGAAGTTAAACAAGAAGGTGCTCCAGTAGTATTCGATCAAGCTTCTGAAGCATATACTTCAAGATACACTCATGAAACAATCGCTTTAGCGTTTGCTATCACTGAGGAAGCTATTGAAGATAACCTTTACGATAGACTTGCATCTCGTTATACAAGAGCGTTAGCTAGATCAATGGCTAACACTAAACAAGTTAAAGCAGCGGCTGTATTAAACAATGCGTTTAATTCAGCATTTACAGGTGGGGACGGAAAAGAGCTTATTGCTACTGATCACCCTCTTGCTAACGGTGGAACTTTCAGTAATGAACTTGCTACTGCAGCTGACCTTAACGAAACGTCATTAGAGCAATCTTTAATTGACATCGCAGCGTTTGTTGACGAAAGAGGATTAAGAATCGCTATCCAAGGTAGAAAATTGATAATTCCAAAAGAATTACAATTCACTGCTGAAAGATTGATGAAGACTCCTTTAAGAGTTGGAACAGCTGATAACGATATCAATGCAATCAAAAATATGGGTATGATTCCAGAAGGTTATAGAGTTAATCACTTCTTAACTGACACTGATGCATATTTCATTATGACTGATGCTCCAAATGGTCTAAAACACTTTGTAAGATCGCCAATTAAAACTGCGATTGAAGGTGATTTTGACACAGGTAACGTTAGATTCAAAGCTAGAGAGAGATACGTATTCGGATTCTCTGACCCTAGAGGAATCTTCGGTTCACCAGGAGCTGCATAATACTTTAAATTAAGTAGTTCAATAAAAGGGGCTTGTGTTTACACAGGCCCCTTTTTCTTTTATAATCAATAATATTCTAGATTAATAGTTTTGTAGACTGGCTAGACAGACGGTATAGAGACTACAAAGCTTAACCGCTATACAGGAGAAAAATTATGGCACAAACAACTTTTTCAGGACCAGTAAAATCTTTAGCAGGTTTTATTAGTGCTGGAGTATCAAACTCAGTAACAACAGCAGCAGGAAAAACATTAACTGTTGCAAATGATGCTGGAAAACAAATCTATTACACAAGCACAGCAACAGCAACTTTTACTTTACCTACTGTAAATGCAAGTTCACCAAGTGATCCGACTGATCCAAATCAGTCTAACAATTTTGGAGCAACTTTTGAATTTGTACTTTCAACAACAGTAACAGGTAGTTTTATTGTAAAAGTAAATAGCAGCAATGACACTGTTGTAGGAACAGCAATTATAGGTGAAGGCACTACAAGCATGGCAGTATTTAGCACAGCAACTGCATCGGACACTATTACCTTAAATGGTACAACTACAGGTGGTGTTGGTGGAGCAAATGTTAAAGCTACAGTGGTTGGAGCAAACAGATACAAAGTAGAAGTAGTATCTGGAGCTACAGGTGCATTAGCTACACCATTTAGTGCTACAGTATAATTAATTTATTTTAGGGGGCTCTTCGGAGCTCCTTAAATTATAAGGAGTTAAAATGAAATCAGATGTAAAACCAGTCATATGTGCTAGTACCTCATCTAATGCAGTATTATTTGCTGGTCCTACAAGACTTAGAGGATTTATGATTCAATCTACAGGTTTTTCTGGAACAGCTATTATTAATGGTTTAGCAAATGCTTCCGCTGTTAGTTCTTCTACTAACACACAAGTTTATATTCCAGTTCAAGTTGGAGCAGGTGGAACTGAAACATTAAATCTTCCAGAAGATGGTGTTTTGTATGCCGGAAGAAACGGTGTAGGTATCATTGATGGTATTGGAGTTACTGGAAACACAAGTGCTCTAACTATTACACTATTTATAGACAAATAATGATTCAAGAAGATATTCTTGATTATCAAGAGTCAGTAATGCAACTCGTTTCAGGAATGAAACGTGGTGGTGATGTAATGCCAGCTAGAAACAAAAAGAATTTTAGACCTACAGAAAAAGGTGCTGGAATGACTCGCGCGGGCGTGCAGGCGTACAGGAGAGCAAATCCAGGTTCAAAATTATCCACAGCAGTTACAGGTAAAGTTAAACCAGGAAGTAAGTCAGCTAAGAGAAGAAAATCTTATTGTGCAAGATCTGCCGGTCAAATGAAAATGTTTCCAGGAGCAGCCAAAGATCCTAACTCAAGATTGCGCCAAGCTAGACGTAGATGGAAATGTTAGTTAAAGTTCCGTCTAAAGATGGAAAAAAATAATTTATTAGTTCATAAACATTTAATTGTTCGTGCTGAAGTTTACCGTCCACCTATGGACGAGGAGTTTCTTAGGCGATGGTTAAGTGACTTCATTACAGAAATTGGAATGAAAGTTATGATGGGTCCTTATGTTAAATATTCTAATATGGTTGGCAATCGTGGTATTACTGGTGCTGCTATTATAGAAACATCACATATTGTTATGCACGTATGGGATGAAGTACATCCTGCATTAATGCAATTTGATGTATATAGTTGTGGAGAATTTGATCCAGAAACTATATGTAATAAAATAGAAAAAGATTTTACACTTCATAAAATTGAATACAAATTCCTTGATAGAGAGCATGATTTAAAGGAAATATTCAAATTGAAAGTAGCAGAATAGTAGTATATAAACTACTTGCTATATGTCATATTTAAATGCTAACATACCTCCAATTTATTGTAAAATAAGAAGGGAATATTTATATGACTTACGAGAACATCACGGCGAAACTGAAGACTGTGTGGTCATTGGTATTGCAAGCATTCCAGGGCGTGCAATCTTATTTCATGCTTTACTTACGAATGGTGCAATATATTGGAGGCTTCCTATCAGTGCTTTTCTTCAAGGAGGAGACAGCAGTTCTGTGCATCAAGGAAAAGTGGAATCTCCAAATCTCGAAGATCTTGAGCTATGGAATTCATTTAGTTATTATCCTTCTGTTACTACTTTTGATTTTTTAATCGGACAGCGCTGTAAATATTTAGGAAAGGATAAAAAATTTATTCATGGACAATATTTATTTACAATTGATTGGGCACATCCGGAACCTAATATTCTCGATACTGAACATTCCGAAATACCTGATCAGCATAAGTGTGCTCATGTATTGGCTCTTGATGACGGCAATTTTGCAGCTCAGCCTAATAATCGTATTTTGTGGAGTATTCCTAGCTTTACAACTTCAAAACATTGGCCAGATTATAAAGTACAAACTAACGAATGGAATGTAGAAAATAGATCATGGAAAACAGATGATACTGATAATTTTTTTTATGATATAATAGATAAGGAGAAAAAAAATGAGTAGTGAGTTTAAAGTAAGTGATCAAACAAGTGTAGCCTTACCTATAAAAAATATAGTGGCTATTGTATCTGCTATTGTGGTAGCGGTATGGACTTATTTTGGCATTGTTGAAAGATTAAATAGAATTGAAACTAATGAAAAGTTAATGGCTCAAGATCTTCTTAAAAAAGCAGATCAAACTCCTAAGAACCAAGAATTATTTATGTTAATTGAATATCAAGCTAAAACAATAGAAAAACATTCTAAACAATTAGAAGAAAACGTGCATACTAAAGTATTAATTGCTCAGTTAGAAAAGAAAGTTGATAAGTTAGAGAAAGAATTAGACACATTACGAGGTAAGTAATGATTGAAGTTGTATTTGCATTATTAATGTATATGAATAATAAATTAGAAGGTTATTCACCTAAAGCTAATCTTGCAGAATGTTTAGAACAAAAAAGAAAAGTAGAACGAGATCCAGGAGGTAATGTAAACTGGAGCTGTAAAGAAGTAAAAGCCATTGTAGAAGTAGATAAACATGGTATTAAAAGAATCAAAGAAGTTAAGCAAGATTAATTGTATTAACAATCTGACAGTTGGATGCTGTCTCTCAAATCAATGTAAATGTTATGACAATCAAGACTATAGTAATAAAATATTTGATAGTAGCTCTAGCAGCATTTGTATTAGGTACATTCTTTCCGAATCCAGTCGCCAAGAAGAAGACTGAATCGGCCACAATCGCCTGGGCAAAAAGTCTAGGTTTTGGTCCCCCGAGGTTTGAATATCGTAACAATGCAGAATTCATCACCTCCCTTAAAAAATGTATCGCCTACGTCAATTTTGATACTCCCACAAGAAAACAAGTAAATACAGAACTAATAATAGCTCAAGCTATTGTTGAAAGTAATTATG